GTGTGATTTTACGCATAGACAGTCTCGCTCATTTCCAGCAAGCACTGCTTCAGCATTTCGTTTTCGTTTTTCAGGGCGGCCAGTGCTTCGGGCATCTGCGCCATTTTGGCCTCGTGCTCTTCCTTGGCTCTCCGCTCTGCCAGCTCGTCTTCGGTGTAGCGGATGTACCGCTGGATGGGGACCGTCTCTTCCCAAGCGGGCTGCGGGTCCACACCGGGCACATCGATCACTTCCTCCACAATGGTGCTGCCATTGGCGAGGTGTTCAATGGGGACAAAATGACTGACTTGCTTGACCCCGGCAATGGACTCGTGGTGGACGACCTCCACGTCGTCGATGAGCCGCCCAAGGCTCAGATCGGGTGCTTCGGTCAACTCCACACCGGTTTCGTCAATGATTTTCATAGATGTTCCTTTCTCAGCCTACGCGCTGCCAGATGTTCACCGCCTGATACGGGTTCAAAATGCTAAACGCTTGCCCACTGCCGGTGCTGCCAATGGTCAGGGTGTGCCCATGGCTTCCAGCGCTGGACGTAGTCACAGTGGTACTACCCGCCTTATAAGTGGTGCCGCTGTTGAAATTGTACCCGCTGCTGTTAGAACTTGCAATCGTATGGGTATGCGCTCCACTCTGGCTGGTACTTCCGCTGTGGTTATGCGTAGGCAGCTCGTTTGTGGTTAAGGTAACTTTGGCACGCCCGCCGCTGCTTCCCGCGGCAAAAGTATCTCCGGCGGCGAAAACAATACAGTCTTTCAGCTGAGTCCAGATCGTATGTGCATAGATGGCGGCAGGGCTTGTGGAGTCCGCCATTTCCATCACAAAATCAACAGGCGGGACCCAGCCGGGATCTGCGATTCCGGTAACTGCTCCGGTCATTTAAGCTTCCTCCTATCCGATCCGTTCCCACATATAACGTACAATGTAAGGATTCAAAATGCTGAATGCTTTCCCGTTTCCGGTATTTCTAATGCTCACGCTATGGCTGTGTGCACCGGCGCTGGATGTCGTGTGCGTGGCATTGCCGATATAAATATGGCCAAATGCCATGGTACCATCAGTGCTCCTCGCTATACAGACTTTGGCGGTATGTGTATGAGCACCGGCGGAAGAGGTACTGCCGCTGTGATTGTGCGAGGGCATTTCTTTGGTTGTAAGTGTGACGCTTGCCCGACCGCCGGTAGACCCGTTTGCATAGCTCCCGCCCGCGGCGATGATCGCCCGGTCCTTGAGCTGGGACCATGTAGTTCCGGCAAAGATTGCAGCCGGGCTGATGGGGCTCGCGCTCTTCCAGACAAAGCCAACGGGAGGGGCATCGGCAGCCACGGTCAGACCTTTTACAATTCCGATTGCCATCAGCTGACCCTCCTCCAAACGTATTTGCCAACATACGGGTTCAGAATGCTGAATGCTTGGCCGTTTCCGCTGCTCCCGATCGTAACCGAGTGGGTATGCGCTCCGGCACTGCTTGTTGTTTTTGTTTCGGTCTCCGGCCAACCTTTTGATGAACCTGCATAATAGACACCTTGACTTGTACCCCCAAGGCTGGATACGGTGTGCGTGTGATTTCCGGTCGCTGTGATGCTGCCGCTGTGGTTGTGGGCGGGCATCTCGGCCACACTCAAGGTGTGGCTCGCAGATCCGCCTGTGCTGCCGAGCGTGTAGCTGCCGCCCGCGCCCATGAGAAATCGGTCCTTGATCTGCGCCCAACTGGTTCCGGCATAGTCAGCCGCCGGGCTGACGGAGCTGCTGGTCGTGATAATCGCGCCAACAGGCGGCACCCATTTGCTGCTGAGTGTGTTGACTGCTCCGATTGCCATAGAACATGCCTCCTTTAGGTCGGGACCCGCTCCATCAGCAGAAGCCGGAGATGGATGTCTGCCGAAGGAACCGTGGCCGCATAAAAGCGGCAATACCCAGCGCCGGTTCTGCAGATGGTTCCGAGCCCTGCCTTTTGGGCGTCCGGCACGCTGGAAACGCTGATGGTGGCGCTGGGTTCCAGCTCCGCTGTGCAGCCGCTTACGGTGGCGTCGCACTGATAGCTCCACCCTGCGGCCTTCGCCTCGTCGTCCGAAGTCTCGGCCCAGTCGGCGGCGGGCAGCGTGATATCGTAGGCCCGGATGATGGTCCCTGAAGGACCCTGCGGGCCGGTGTCACCTTTATCGCCCTTGAAATCTCCTGCATCCTTGGCTTTCTTCAGCGCGTCCGTGGCCGCGTTGGCTGCATTATTGGCAGCTTCCGCTGCCCGGTCGGCGTCTTGCTTAGCGGAACCAGCGCTGCCCGCCGCTTCGGACGCACTCCCGGCCGCTGCTGTTGCACTTCCCGCCGCGGCGCTCTTGCTCCGGGCGGCTGCGGCAGCGGAACCGGCAGAGGCGGAGGCGCTGTCAGCGGCGTTGCTCTCCGACGTGGCAGCAGCATCTTTGTACGCCTTGGAATTGGCTTCAGACCGGGCTGCTGCGGTCTTACTGGCGTCGGCTTTTTTTTCGGACGTGGCGGCTGCCGCTTTGCTGGCCGCAGCCTCTTCAGCCGCTGCCTTCGCCGCATCCTCGCTGTCCTTGGCGTTGGCCTCCGACGTCGCCGCCGCCGCTTTGGCTTGCTCCGCTGCGCTGGCCGAGCCGGAGGCCGCTGTGGCACTTCCCGCAGCAGCACTCTCGCTCCGGGCGGCTGCGGCTGCGGAACCGGCAGAGGCGGAGGCGCTGCCCGCAGCACGTTCTTCCGATTCCTTTGCCGCCCTTGCAGCGTCCACCGCTGCCTGTCCCCATTTTTTCACCAGCGCCACAAACTGCTCGTATACGCTTGGCGTGATGGTCTCGGTGGTGCTGTTGGTGTCGATGGTCTCATAGCAGGTGTATTTGCCGGGCTTCGTCATGGCGATGTAGCCGTTCTCGTCCACGGCCAGCAGCATCCAACTGCCCTGCTTTTCCTGTGTCCAGCGCCGGTCTACCACAACGCAGTTGTTTTCGTCCAGCATCTGCGGGTCCGGCAGAGCGCCGCTCAGCCGCTGCACGTGCAGCGTGATGGCACAGCCCGCCCACTCTTCCGGCACCTCGAAGTGCAGGGTGTCCACCTTGGCCGAGCCTACGCCGCCCATGTACAGGGTGTCCGGCGTTGCCCGGAAGGTGCTTCCGTTGTCCTGTGATTTCCGGACTTTGATGTTCAACTCGCTCATGCTCTTCCTCCCTTCTGCCCCAGTGTATCATCTCCCGCCGGGCCAGACTACTTGCTACTTTTTCCGCCGGGCAAACAAAAAACGCCCCGGCCAATTTGGCCGAAGCGTCTTCGTTCTTTTATCTCACCTCCGCCCACTCATCCACGGCTCCCGCCGCGGCTTCCTGCTTCTTCTCGTCCTGTTTGATCCAGCTCTCGAAGTTTTTCTCTTCGTACAGAGGTTCACCTCCGGCTTTCAGCCGCAGCAGCATCTCCGCCAGCTTCTCCCGGTCGTGGTCATTCCCGGCCAGATACTCGCTCTTGACAACGCCGGTGATATTGCTCTTGATGGCATCCTTGTCCTTGCCCGCAGTCAGCAGCCGGTCGATCTCGGTCTGCACATCTTTGGCGCGGCCCACTTCCAGTGCGTCGGTCAGGTCATCGTAAACATTCCGGTCTTTGTCTCCGGCCAGCAGCTCGTCGGCCAATTCGTTAATTGCTCCGTAGCTGCTGCCGCCATGCTTATCACCGGTCACCAAGTCGATGATTGCCTCTCGTTTCACTCGATCCGATTTTGCAGTCGCACTGATTCCAAGACCATCGTACAGCTCACGAATAACTTTCTTTGTCAATTTCTGCCGTTTACGGTCATCTCCTGCATTCCGCGCCTTCGCTGCTTCCAGAATGTCCGGGTCATAATTTTTCAGCCGCTTCTTGAGTTCCGCCTTCACCTTGTCGCTCTTGCCCATCTGGTCCAGCTTGCCAAGAGCGGCCGCAGCTTCCTCCGCGTCGCCCCGCTCAATGGCGTTGAAGAGCCGGTCGTATTGTCCGGTCGCGCTGGCCGGGGTCCCGTTCAGGCTGAACCCTTCGCCGTTTGCAAGGCCCTGCACGTCGTCCGCGTAGGCCGCGAAGGCTTCTACCATCTTCCGCCCGTTTGCCGCCGGGATGCCCGCGATGTCCAGCCCATATTCCATCACATCGACCCCGGCCTTCCGGAGCTTCCGGTGGTAGGCTTCCAGTTCCTCTTCGTCCATGCCGGTGGTGTCCTTCCGGAGCAGGGTGTACAGCTTCGTGGTAGCGGCAAGCAGGTCGTTGACGGCGCTGATGTTGGTCGCGCTCACCACATCGTAGTCCGTGCCGTTCACTGCGTTGCCCACCATGCTGTAGATTTCCGAACCAAACAGGAAGTTGCCCGCCGCGCTCTCGGTGAACAGCCCCGCAAACCGGTTCCACAGGCTTTCGGCGGTCACGTCGCCGTTTTCATCCTGCTCGCGATCCCACCGATGCAGCAGGAAGTCCGCGCCGATCTTCATAAGGGCGAATACCGCCGTCTGTATCACTTGGCTTGTGGCAGCCCGGCGCAAGCTCTGCCCGGCCCGCTGCACTTCGGCCTTGTTCTCGGCGCTCTTCTCTGCCCTGTACCGTGCTTTCTGGGCGTTGTAGTCCATCACCGCATCGGCGAGGATGCCGTAGTTCTGGAACCGCTGGGTGGTGAACATGGTCAGCGTCTTGATGATCTCGTTGTCGTTGCGCTGGATGCCCGCCCGCTGCATCACAGTATAGTTGGGCTGGGTCTCCTCAATGACGCGCTGGTACACCTGATTCACAGCCTTCCAATATGCTTCGTCATGGGCAATGCTCCCCATGGGGGAGCTGCGCGACGCGCCGACGTCAGCCGGGCGGAGCGCGGAGAGGGCAAACTCCCCGGCGTGGTGTTCCACATAATGTTTCGCACCCTCCCACAGTGCCGCCACCGTGATCTCGTCCATCTTACTGATCCAGCCGGTCAGGCTCTTGGGCAGTTTGTCCATAGCCTTTTCGGCAAAGCTCCCCGAAACGCCGATGGACGCCAGTTCCCCGCGCTGGCTGCCCCGCAGTCGGTATTGCAGCAGCGCGTCGCCGTGGGCGCTGATCTCCGCTTTCAGTGCAGCCAGCTGTTTGCCGGAGAGGTTTTTCACGAAGGGCAGCACTGACGCCATGGTATCGCTGCCCAGCACGGCCCCCGCCGTGGGCAAGGACGCCGCCTGTGCAATGGCAACGCCGGGGTTCAGCGTCAGGATGGCCCCGGCATAGTTGCCCCGCAGCTTTCCCATCACCCGGCCGATGCCGTCCGAGCGCTTGCGCTGCTTCGTCTGCAAGTCGGTCAGCAGGTAATCCACGTAGTTCACCGCGTCCCGTCCCCAGTGTTCCTTCAGCACGCCGCTCTTCAGCTTTTGGATGCCGTCCTCTGTCTCCACATTCGCGTTCAGGATGCGGTTTGCGTCCCGGATGGGAGCTGCAAGGCCCGCGTAGGCCGCTGTGTCCCGCAAAGAGCGCTGCACCACGCTGCTGCACTCTTCCAGCAGGATGGGCAAGCCGCTCTTCACGCGCTCCTTCAGCATTCCGCGTCCTTCGATGGTGGCGTCCAGCTTCAGGCCCTCGATCTCGCTGGCCAGCTGGGTCTTGTCCACCGCGATGGGGTAGTAGTTCTTCACCGTCGCCCGCTGGAATCCCACCAGCTTCATGCTGGTCTCGTTGATGAGGTTCGTGGTGTAGTCCCCGAAGAAGCCCTTCATGTCCTCGATCCACTTCCGGTCGTAGTCGGTCAGGGCATTCTCCACGGTGTTCAGGATGGTGTCGGCCATGGGCATTCCGTCGGCCCCCGTCAGCATTCCGATCTTCACGGTCTGCCCCTTCTGGTAGGCCCGCTCGATGTCACCCTCGTTGTAGAGCGTTGTGTCCGGCAGAGTCAGGCCGCCGTTGAGCAGGTGCTCCCGGCTGTCCGTGTTCTGCAAGTGCATGTACAGGCTGCACAGCTGCCCATGGGTCAGCGGCACGGCCTTGCCCTTTGCGTCTGTCAGCCCGATGTCCACCAGCTCCGCGCCGGGGCCAGCGAACCGCTCCATCTGCTTGAGGTTGGCCTTGCCTGTCACGTTGTCGAAGAGCTTGGTGCCTTCCACCGTGATCTGGGTCTGCCGGAGCTGGCCTTGGTTCAGCATGTCGGCCAGCTTTTCCATCTGGCCGTTTTTGGTGTACCCGCCCAGCATCCGGAAGACTCGCTTCGCGCCCAGCATGTCGAGATTGTATTTGGTCAGTGCATCCCGGATTCTGCCGGTCTCGTTTCCCTTGGCGGCCAGCACTTCCAGCCCGGCCTTCTGGGCAAAGACGTCCACTTCCTCGGTCTTGGCAAGGCTCAAGGTCTTATTTTCGGTGCGGATCACGTGCAGCGTCCCCGCCGTGATGGCTTTCAGCATCCGCAGCTGCTCCACCGTCATAGGCAGATAGGTGCGGTTCTCCGTCTCCCTGATACGGGCCTTCAGGCGGTCCCGCAGCCTCTCGGCCTTCTCGCCGTCGCCCAGCGCCTCGGCCTCGGTCAGCTGCTGGTGCAGCCGGTCCAGCTTTGCCTGTTTCGCGTTCATCATGTCGGCCTGTAAGGCTTGGATGAGTTTCGGCACACCGGTCTGCTCCCAATCATAGGCAAGGCTGCTGGGGTCGCTGGCCGTGCCCTGCGTCTGGCTGATGGTGTTGGCCAGCGCCGTCAGCTTCCGCACCGCCGCATCGTTCAGAACGGCCATATCCGCCAGCTTCGCCACCTCTGCCGCCTGTTGGATGAGCCGCGGCTGCACATACTTGCCCTTCGAAGGCCGCAGGATCATCTGGTTCAATTGGGCGGCATTGTTCCGGATGCTTCGCTTCAGTTCGTCGGCTTTCCGTCCGTCCCGCGCCCGCTGCACCCGCTTTTCGGCCAGTGCTTTTGCCACGGCAATGTCCTCGTCCCGCTGCTGGCGGACCACTTCCACCGCAATGGCATTTTTCTGGGCCTGTTTCTGCTGCCATGCTTCGGCTTTCTTCTGGTTCTCGGCTTCCCACTCCATGATCTCGCGCTCCTGCACGATCTGGCTGTACTCCGCCCGGTCAGCCCGGCGCTGCTCGTTGGCCACCTGCCGGGCGAGGTCCCGGTTCTCCGCTTTCAGGGTCTTGTTTTCCAGCGTGATCTCGTCCAACATCTGCTGCCGCTCTTCCTTCAGGCGCTTTTTCTCGGCTCTCCATTCCCGTTCGTAGGCTTCCTTCAGCACATCCAGCTTCTCGGCCATGTCGCCGGAGTTGGTGATGTCCACCCCCAGTGCATCCAGATTGGCGTCCAGCATCGCTTCTGCCTTGGCATTCCGGCGCTGCTGCTCCTGCATCTGCTGCACTGCTTCGCTCTGGTTCCCGGCTTTCTGGTTCTCCGCCAAACGCCGGTTGAATTCTCTCGTCTGCTCCTTCTGCACAGCCCGCAGGTCTTTCACAGCCTTGGCCGCACTGGTTTCGTCTCCGGCTGCTGCCGCTGCGGCCCGGCGCTGCCACTGCTGGAAGGAATCGAAGATGGCCTGTGCATCGTTCATCTCGTTCACATTCAACAAGTCGCCGATCATCCGGCCCGCCAGCTCCACCTTGGCATCTTCGTACTCAGCCACATCCGCGAACCGGCTCATCATCTTGGGCTTGATGGTGTCGTGCACGTTCATCAGCACATCCAGCCACTCGGTGCTCTCCATGCTGGCCGCGCCGTCCACGCCCGCTGCCTTGGCGGCTCCCCGGAACAATTCCGCTGCGCCCTGCTTTGTGCCGCCCATGCTCCGGGTATCGTTCACAATGGCCTCGTATTCTTCCGCCGGGTTTCCGTCCCTGTGTCCTTCCTCCTGCCGCAGCTTCACGCCGTGCTTCCGGGCCTCGGCCACCGCTTCGCTCCAGCTTCCGTACTGGCGCACAAGCTCCGCCTTGGCTTTGCCGTTCTTGTCCACGGTGTAGCTCAGCTCGTGGTATTCCGGGTACTGCTGCCACAGCTCTGTATTCCGGTAAGTCGCCTCGTCGAGGATCTCCCCGGCAATGGTCTCGGCCAGCCCCTGTGCCTTGTTCATGTCGGCCCCTTCGGTCTTCATGTACTCGATCAGGGTGCGCATCTCGCGGGCCACACGTTCGGTGTCGGCCTTGCCCTTCGCGCCGCTGGCCTTTACCAGCCGTTCTGCTACGCCCAGAATGCTGTCGTCGCTCACCCGCACCCCGCGGGTCAGGCCCATCATCTCGGTCAGCGTCTTGATAGCCGCGCTGTTGTCCGCAATGGTCCGGCTGGCTTGCCGCTGGCGGTTCCGCTTCGCATCCCGGTCGGCCTGTTCGGCCATCTGGAAGCGGACGTTCGGCACTTGGTTCAGCACCTTCGTGCGCTGCGCATCATCCCCGGCTTTGTACTCGTAGACGGTCACGCCCTTTTCCTTCAGGCTGTCCAGCAGCGCCGCCGAAGCATTGTCCGGCACAATAGCCGCCCGCACCTCGTCGAACTCCACGGCTCGCTGGGGTTTCGCCTCAAAGTACCCGGTGGGGATGTCTGCGATGGTCTTGTACAGCGCCACGATCTGCTTTGCCGTCTCCCGGCTGATGGTATAGCCTTCCTTAGAAAATGCCTTGCTGACTGCTGCCATGGTCTGCTTTCCCTGTGCGGCCCGCAAAAGGATTTCACCGAGTATCTCCCTCTCCCCATAGCCGCTGTTCGAATGTGCAGCTGTCTCCTGTCGGATGCGGCTGATGACTTCTTCGATCTGGCCGTCGGCCTGTTCCAGCAGTGCCTTGTACTCCTCCGCCGGCATCTGCTGCAAGCGGCCTTTGTCTGCCCGCACTTCGTCCAGATTCTGATACTCCGCCGTGGCCGTGCTCATCAGAGTGTTTGCCGAAAGGCCCCATGCGCCTTCTCCGCGTGCATTTTGCTGGTTCATGGCCTCCACCAGATTCTGCAACGTGTAGGGGTTGTGCAATTGGGCAAAGCTTCTCCGGTTTCCGGTTCTGGTATAGGGGTCCTTCTCATTTCGGATTCCCTTTTTTCCCAGAATACCCTCCATCTTCGGCAGCAGCCACTCTTCCACATCAGCATCCGGGGCTTTCTGCTGTAACTCATTCTGCATCGCTTCCGTATCCTGCACGGTTTTCCCGGCCATATCTTTGGTCGTCACATATTCATATGCGTTTTCCAGTCTGGCCCGCAGCATCGGTGCGATCAGCCGGTTGGCTTTGGTCTGCGCCTTTTCTTCGCTCCAGCCAAACTCTTCCATAGCCCAGCTTTTTTCTGCTTCCCGCACTTCATTCAGCACGGCATTGGATTTATCGTGATTTCCGTTCACCACGTCGGACTCCACGATGTCCCGCAGGGCAGCTTCTCCGCCAAGGGCCTCCATGATTTTCTCATACCGCTTTTTCTGGCTTTCGGTAAAACGCACCTCCTGCTTTGTCACCACCTGCACGGTTTCGCCTTTGTCTGCCAGATAGGCCGCCTTGACCGCATCATTCCGGGAAAGGCTCTCTGCCAGTTGCTTCGGGCTCTTCCCGGACGCTTCCATGTCCAGCGTTCCGCTGAGCACATTTCCCCGCGCAAATGCGCCGCCAGCGGTTTGTCGGCTCAATTGTGCAAGTTCGCTGTTCAGCTTCACTGCCTTGTCCGCGTGCACTTCGTATTCCACATTGGGCCGGGTGGGTGTCCATGCGTCGGAGCCATAGATTCGATTGGCCCGGTTCACCATGGGGTCAATGGTATCGGAGTTGAACACCAGCGAGATGGGGCCGTATTTGGTATGGCCTTCCTGTGCCTTGACCACCGCAATCGACGGCGACGGCAACCCGCCCAGCTCCAGCGCTTCCCGCAGATTTTCTTCAGTCAGGTTGTGGACGGCCACAAGGTCTTTGTTCTGGTCCACCTCCACCGGAGCACTCAGCTGGAAGCGCACCGATTTCTTCACAGGTTCGTCGGTTCTCTTGCTTTCGGCGGAATCTTGTGCTATACTGTTTTTAGCAGGAAAGTTCGGGCGTTCACCGCCCTCCTCGGTTTTGAGTACCGTGTCAGCGCTTTCCTGATAAATAGAACCCTTCGGCAATCTACTCCTTGAATCTTCGGATTCTACGTGGGTACCACCGAAGGGTTCTATTTTTGTAGGCTGAACATTTACAATGTCATAGAAAATCTCCCGTTCATCCGCCCTGATAGCTGTCAGGACATCCGCCTCATAAGCATTCGGCCCGACCATGACTTTAATTTTGCCGCGGTTGAATGCTTCTGCATTTTTGTGGTGGGCAGGTTCCCGGTAAACTTCATCTGCCGTTTTGATGATTTCATCCAAATTCGACGCCATCCGCATTTTATCGGCGTATGCTTCGGCATTCTCCCATTGCAGTGCTTTTGTGTACTTCGACCATACAAATTCATTTCGTCCATCTTTGCTGTTCAAAATTGTCCAGCCGTTCCGCTCAAAACCGTTCGGATACCGTTCTTTGATGGCCTGCTTCACTACGGTTTTCCAATCTTCCTGTGGAACACCGTTCAGGATATCTTCATCAATTTTGATGTAGCTCTCTCCGTCGGCATCCTTCTGGATCGAAAAACGAATACTGCGTCCTTCCGCCGCGCTCTCGGTTTTGAGGGCTGCGGCGTTTTCTTTTGCTGTCCGCAGGGTGTCCATGGCCTTTTCGGCGTGGGCGAAGTATTCGTCTTGCAAGGTCCGTCTCTGGGCCTCGGCCAGCCGCTTTGCCTTCAGGGCGGCGGCGTTGCCGGGGTCGATGGTCAGCACTTCCTTGGCCCGGCTGATGATGTCGCTCAGCAGATTCTTCACACGGTTCATCACCTTGTGGATGGAACCCCTCACGCCCGCATTTTTCTCGGCCTGTCCGCGCTGGAATTCCACCCAGCGCTTGAAGTCCGCTTCCGTCGCAAAGATCCCCCGCCACGCATCTGCCACCAGCTCTTCGGCTGCCTGTTCGTAGGTAAGCTTCTGGCTTGCGTACACGTCCATCTTGTCCCGGATCATCTCGTCTACGCTCTCATATCCGTCCATCTGGGCAAGGTAGGTCAGGGCATGGTCCTGCAAGCTCTTTGCGCCCGCTTGGTCGAGGGAGTTATACCAGTGGTAGTCCTCGTGCAGCACGGTGCCGAAAATGTCGCTGACGCTGTCCCCGAAGAAAATACGGGCCGTCTCGCTGTTCACATAGGCCCGGACGTTCGGATTGTTTTGCAGCATGTTCTTCAGCACAGCGTCGGTGCCGGTGGCGGCGGCGTTCAGCTCGATGATCCGGCTGCCCATGTCGGTGCCGTCGTGATCCAGCGTCCCTTTATAGTAGACCAGCCCCTGTCCGCTCGTGCTCTGGTCGGTCAGGCCGCCGCCGTAGCCGCCCGCCTGTTCCTTGGTGTCTGCACCGTAGAGGTAGGCGGTATTCAGTGCGATCCGCCCGCCCTCGCCGCTGTCCAGAATATAATTGACGTTCAGGGCAGTATTGTCCATCACACCGGCCAGCCGCAGCGCGTCGTCGAAGCTCTTCACCTCGTCCATCTGCGCCAGATGGTAGATCGTTGAAGCCGCGGCGGCATACCGATCAGCATCCACGTTGGCGGGCAGCTTCTGGCTGATGTCCTGCGCGGCCTTGGTCTTGCCGCTCTCCACGCCCCACTGCTCCAACTGGCGCTGTACCTCGCTCTGCCGGGCCGTCTGGCCGCTGGGTTCCCGCAGCCCGTAGGTCTCCCGCATCTGCCCGCTTCCCTCGTCCGCCGCGTCCAGCCCCGCCGGGTCAACCTTCCGGTCTACGTCCGCATAGTCGTTGACGCGGGCGGTTTCCACCGTTTCCCCGGCGTTTTCCACGCCCTTCTCGTTGACGCGGGCCGTTTCCGGTGCTATACTGGCCTCAGCACCGTGATCTTCAGCTAACGTTTCGGACGTATCCCTGAAGTCGGCAACGGCATCCATAGGGGACTGCGGCGGCGGTGCGGTCATAGCGGAAGGATCTGCGACTACGTTTCGGACGTTATCCTCAGGGTCGGCAGCGGCATTCACGGGGGATCGCAGGACTTTCGCTATTTCTTTTTCGTCAATGCCATTCTTAGAAAGATATTCCGAAACAATAAAATTCTTATTTTTCTTTGTATCACAGACGGCTTCCACGACAATGTGGCTGCCGTCTATTTTTTTCTCAAAGAGCACGATCGGCGCACGTTTGCCGTTGCTCGTCATGTAACCATCTGCGCGGTCTTTTGCTAAGTACGCATTGTCAAAATTGTTCAGCACATAGGCCGCACGGGCCACGTCGGCGCTCTCCTTCATGGTAGCGTCGGCGCTGCCGTCGCCGCCCGCGTGGCGGTTGGTGATGTGCATCACGCCGTTGTTGTCCAGCATGGTGTAGTCGCCTACTTTGTCAAGCCCCGTCAGCTCCATCATCGCGCTGCGCATCCGGTCGCCGGTCTTGCTCACAACAAAGGGTTCCAATTTCTTGCCCGCGCGCACATCGTCCACATACTTTGCCATTGCCGGGTCTACGCTGTTCTTGTATTCCTCAATGCTGGCATTCTGCGCCGCCGTATGTACCGCCGGGTCATCGTTCACCGCCGTCTGTCCCTCTAAGGCTCCCTCTCCGAGGGAGCTGTCACCGGAGGTGACTGAGGGAGTTTTCGCCTTCTCCGCCGCAGCCTTTTGTGCTGCCTGTGCACGCGCTTCCATGGCATTCTGCACTTTCTGCTCGGCCTTGGCCTTTACCACACGCACGCCGGTGCCCGCTGCACCGCCCATCGCGCCGGATACGCCGCCAGAAAGGCCGCTCTCCAACGCCGAAAGGAAATTCTCCTGCGTGAGCATCTGCTTCGCCGCTTCTGTGTCGCCCATAGCTGCGTCAATAGCTTGGTCTGCATAGCTTTCCACGAAGGCTTGCATGGCGTTATCGATGCCGCCGGTCACCGCGTTCGCGATGGCAGGGTACTTCTGCGCAAAATCCGATTTTCCTGCCATGCCGCGCACCCATCCCGCGATCTGCCCGGCCACGGTATTTTTTGCGTAGTCCGAGCCCATAGTTTCTGCAAGGTCTGCCGCGCCCACCGAGTTGATAGCCCAGCCCGCGCCGAACTTCAGCGCCGCCTTTGCCATCGCCTTTTCGGGGCTTTCCCCCTTTGCGTCGCTGGCCGCCAAGCTGTCACCTGCGCCCTGTAAGCTCAGCACCGGCAGCACCAGAGCCGGGTTCACGGCACCCAGCGCGAGGTTCTCGCCCGCGCTCATGGCCGCGTTGTGCAAAAATCTCTCTTCCCCGCTTTCGCCCGCCTGTGCATCCGCCAGCCACTCTTCGCTTTTCTGGTGGGTGTCCCTGCCCCAGTTATAAACGGGGTTGTCCACCTTGCTGCTGGCTTTGCCCGCAGCGAGCCGTGCACGTGCGTCCTTGATCTCCTCTTCTGTCCACCCGGCGCTCACAAGGTCTTTGTCGGTGTACATCCCGTTGGTTCCGTCTACGCGCTGGATGGCACGCATCAGGGTGCGGGTGCGGTCGTCGTCCTTGATCTCGGTGCCCACCGCTTGCGGCAGAGCACCCGCCGCCATAGCCCCTGCACCGGCAATGCTGGCCGCAAGGCTTTTGGCACTGTTGCCCAGCCGCCGCCCGGCCCGGTAGGCCAGCGGCAGCGTCTCGTATTGCTGATTGATCGCGCGGGCCCGGTCGATGTCCGCCTGTGTCCAGTTGCTGTTCTTGATGAGGTCTGCGTCCGTGTAAGCGCCATGAGTCCCGTCGATGCGCTTCACCGCCTCAGAAAGGTTCCGGTTGTCGTCGGTGTCTTTCCAGCGGTTCACATCCTTGTAAATGTCCTTGGTGCCCATGTCCTGCTGGTTCAGCCAGTCCCTCCGGCTGTCCATCTCGTCCGCAAACCCCAGATTGTTGTTTGCCCGGTACTCGTCAAATGCTTTCGAGGTCAGGTCGATATTTGTCGCTTCCGTCTGCTTCTGTTCCCGCAATGCTGCCGCGCTGCCCTTTGCCCAGCCGCCCGCAGCCGTCGAAGTCTGTGTGGCCTTTGCGGGCGTGCTCGCCGCTGTCGTTTCCTGATTCTGGTGCCGGCCTTTTTCTTTCTGCGCCCGCAGCGCAGCCGCACTTCCTGCCTTCCATGCCATCCTACATCCTCCTTAAAATCCTGCGTTCAGCATTGCTTTGTCGATCACGTCGTCCGACGCGCCCATGTTCATCAGCCGGGTCGCGATCTCGTTGGCGTTCAGACCCTTCGCCTTCCAGCCCTTTGCGTAGCTCAGGGCGTTGCTGTAGGGCATTCCGGTGCTTGTGTTACTCGTCTGCCCACTCGTTGCCTTCTGCGTCGTGTGATTTCCGGTGTTCGAGAGCCGCAGCTTCGAGCTGGCCGGGGTATATGGTTCCACTACCGGCGGGGCCGTAAGCGTCCCTGTGGTGCCGCTCACCGTCTCCGGTTCCAACCATCCCGCATCGGTCAGGACCTCCTTGTAATGGCTGTAGAGCGGATTCGTGTCCTTCATGCTGGAAAATTTGTTGGCCATGCTCGTGAGCTGGCTGGTGGTGTATCCGCTTGCTGTGCCGGAGCTGCCGCTTCTGCCCGAAGATCTTCTCCCGGAGCCCGAACTGCTGCCCGTCTTGGTGGCCGCCGCCTTGGCCGCAGCGGTGGAAAGCAGTCGGCTCGTCAGCGTGCCGTAATTGCCCGCTGCGCTGGCGTCCATGCCGTACATCTTCAGCAGGTTGGCCGCTGCTTCCTGATTTCCGCTTGCCACCAGAGAAGCCGCGGTGCTCAGCACACTCGCCTGATCGTCCCGCGTGATGGGTGCCCCAGTGTAATTCGCGAAGGCGTCCGCGTTCAGGCCGTACCGGGTCAGCACGTCGCTGGCCGCATCCCCAGCGCCCTGCGTGTACAGGTTGAACGCCTGTTGGTAGGCGCTCAGGGCGTCGCTCTGATCGGTGCGGTTCTTGTTGTACTCCCACTGTTCCCGCGCAAACTCATTTTCCCACTGCTGCTGCGTGTACCCCATGTACCCGTCGTAGGCGCTCTTGGCCACATTGCCCACGGTTCGGATGCCGTTCCAGAGGTTGTTCCAGTAGTTGTCGTTCTCGTTCCGGGCCTGTGCGCTCTGGTTGGCTAAAAAATTCTGCCGGTTGTACCAGTTCGAAAGGTTCGAGCCGTATGCCGAGCGATCCAGCGCTTCGGTGTTTCCCATCCCGGAAAGGGCTTCCACCAGCCCGCTCTGCCGGTTCTTGTATTCATTCAGCGCCCGGCTGCGCAGGGCTGTCAGGGCGGCGTCCACGTTCGCGGTGGCCGCGCCCTGTCCCTGTGCTGCCAAGCTGTCCGCCCAGCTGTTGCCGTACCCGCCGCTCAGCGCCGCCGCGTTGGCCCGCGTGTTGTCGGCGGCCGCCGCTGCCGTGTCGGCGGTCTGGTCGCGGTACTGCTGGTAAGCCTTCGCCAGCTCGCTCCCATCGTACCCGCTGCCGATCTGGCCGGTCAGTGCGTCCATAGCCTCCTTGTTCTGGCTCACATAGTCCGCCGGGCGGTTGGCATTCCATTCCTGTTCTTCCTGCTCCGCCTTGTTCTTCCGCTTCAACGTATCAAACAGCATATCGTCACACTCCTTCCAAGCCCCTCAGATCGGCACGCCCATCGCCCGCAGCACCCACGGCAGCGCCATCGCACCCACCTGTGCCACGTTCCCCCAGAACTTCGTCTTGTTGGCCGTGTTCTGCTGCTTTTCGCCCACCGCGTCGGCGTATTCGGCCTGTGCGTTGTTGAGCTGGCTATAGTAATTGTTCAGCTTCGTGTTATAGGCATCCTGCGCCAGCTGCTCCTGCTTCTGCAATGCTTCCAGCCGGGTGGTCAGGTCGTTCTTCTTCGAGGTGTACTCGTCGAAGGCTTGGCTGTACAGGTCATCCACCGCGTTGCTCAGCCCCGCCATGGTGCTCTGATAGGCCGTCTGCCCGTTGGTGCTGGCCCAGCTGTTGCCGTAGCCGCCGGTCTTGCCCGCCGCCTGTGCCGTGGCGTCCTCGCTGGCCAGCTCTGCGCCGCGGGTGTAGCGGTTCTTGTACTGCTGGTAGGCGTTGTCCTTCGTGTAATCGTAGGAAAAGCCCTTTTTCGTCAGGTCGTTCAGTTCGCTCTGCGTGCTGCCGATCTGGCTGCCGTACTCGCTTTTGTACTCGCCCGGCATCTGGCTCTTCAGGCTGTTCAGGTTGCTCTGCGCCGCATTCACCCGGTTCGTCGTTGCGGTGTTGCTGGTCCTACGGTTGTCCATGTAGTTCTTTCCCGCGTTGATCACGTCCTGCGCCACCCGCACGCCGCCCCAGATCGGAATGCCGTATTCCCACCATTGTCCACTTGCCATTTGTCTTGTCTCCTTCCATTTTTAACTGCTCCCCATCGGGGAGCTGGCGCGCAGCGCCTGTGGGGTTCCTCTAAGCAGAGCTCCCATCTCTGGGGGAGCTGCAAGCAGCGCCGCCGTCAGGCGGACTGCGCGCTGAGAGGGCAAGCCCGATGCCCGCACGCCGAGAGGTTCACTCCACCTTCAACCCCATTGCGGTGAGCTTGTCCCGCATGGTGTCGGAAAAATTCGTCTCGTCCAGATTCTGCATCATGTACAGCATCTGATCCCGGAGCTGCATCAGGTAGTTGTTGATGGCCCGCGCATCCTCCGGGTTCATGTCTTCGCTCAACTTCGGCAAGCTGATCTCGCCTAAGCGTGTAATATCCGCCATATCAGTTCCTCGGTTCTCCTCCGGCCACCCGGTTGCCCCGGCTGTCCGATATGGTAAAGGCGACGCTCCGCACCGCGATCTGCCCCGTTCCGGTCAGCCGCAAGCGCATCGTGTCGTGCCGTGTTGGCCCAAAGGGCAGGTTGACCCGCGTGTATTTGTTCAGCACCGCTGCCTCGCCCAGCGTCTCCCACGCCCCGCCGTCGTAGCTGGCTTGCAGCTTCACCACGCTGTAGGACAGCGCATCCACCCGCAGCGTCACCCGGCTCACATATTTGTCCGCCGGGGTGTTCAGGCCGATGTCGCCGGTCACCGCGTCGAAGGCCACATTCTTTTCCAGCGCCGCTTTGGCCTCGTCGGTGTCCCGGTCGGCCTCGCGGTTCGGCTCTGTGGCCCAGAGGCTTGCGCCGTCCCATTGGTAGAGCTGCCGCCCCGTGGAGCACATAGCCCAGCCCTCGGCTTCGCTGTCCCCGGCCACGTCCTCCTCGTGCCAGAGCTGCCGTTCGGTGTCGTACACCAGCAGCCTCGTTTCGCCGGTGCTGGGCTGCCGCATGTGCAGATAGTACCGGGTATCCAGCACGCCGCCCACCGCACCGCGCACGTTCATCAGCCATGTGCTGTCCAGCACGCCGCTGATCTTCACGGGCAAGCTGCCGTCCCACGCCATCACGCCGTCGTTGCTCAGGTAGTACAGCACTTCCGCGATCACACACAGGCTGCGGCTTGCGTATTTCGCCACACCGCGGCACTGGACGCTCACCAGCCGGAAATCCGCCGGGCGGCTGCCGTAGAGCTTGTGCAGAGTGTTCTCTTTGAAAAATAAGGCGTAGCCCATGCAGGTGGCGGCGCCGGTGAATTCGCCGTCGCTGCCCACGGTCACAGCGTAGCTGTCCGCAGCCGTTCCCCGGTAGGAGAACCAGTTGGTCGGGTCGCCCAGCTTGCAGCCGTAGATCACATTCTCCCGGCTGGAGCAGCCCCATACCCGGTTGTCGCATTCGGTCAGGAAGTCGAGGTCTGGCACCCGCCGCTCCACCCGGAACAGTTCGGGACTGCCCTCCAAGCCGCTGCCCTTTCCGTCGATGCTCCGCCAGCTGAGACGATCTCCCTCCTTGGTCAGGGTCCCGTAGAAATAATCGCCACCGGGTTCCGCCTTTACCTGCACGAAGTCGTCTCCCTGTGCATACACTACGCGGTCCCCCGTCAGCTCCTTCCAGTACCCGTCTTCGTTGGCCCCGATGCCGCTGATCGTCACCGTGTCCCACACCGCAAAATCCTTTCCGATGCCCGTTGCCTCGATCTTGCAGTAGTTCAGCTCCACCGCCGACCAGCTCCCCAATGTCTCGTTGTACACTTCCAGCACGCTTTCGCTGCTGTAGGGTACTTGGCTGTTGATGACTTTCAAGAAGACCTGCCCGTCCGTGGGATTGTCCGGCTCTTTTGCGGCGTGCCCGGTGGCGGTGTAAGTCCGGCCCGCCGCATCGCAGGGCGTCAGGGTCACAATGCCGGTGCTCTCCCACCCAGCGCCCAGCGGGGTCAGGCTGCCGGTTTTGGTGTCAAAAGCCGCTTTGTCCGGGAAGAGGATGATCTTCGTGCCCATGCCCACCATGATCTTCTCACTGTCGCTCACGGCGTTTTTCAGCACGATCTCTTCCTCCGCGGCCGTCGTGGCAAGCGTTTCCTCGTGGTCGGCCTTGTACCGCAGCGTCGTCCCCTCGCACAGGAGCATTCCGTTCAGATGGTACATCCCGTTGCAGTGTTCCACTGCTTCCATCTTCCGCCGGGGCGTCCGGGTCTGTAACGCCGGATAGCCTCGGCTGGAAAAATTCTGCATCCGGGTAAATTCCGCCTCCGCACAGGCATAGCTCTCATTCAGCCCGCCGAAGGCCGTCAGGCTGCTCCGCCCGGTCGAAAGGCTGTATACGCTCGGAAGCGCCATTTCAATACCTCCATTTCGTGTCCATTTTCGGCAGGTAATGCTGGCGGCACCAGATGGCAAATTCCTCTTGGCAGTTGTTTGCCACCTGCATCTCGTTGGCATACCGGTCGGTCTCGCCGAGGGCAAGGTCCATCTGGGCGCTCAGGTAGTGCGGGTAGTAGTCATCGTAAGGCTGGGGCAGCATCAGCTCGGCATCCTGCCGCAGCATCTCCTCTTCCCGGTCGTACAGCACATCCGCGCCCACTGCGTTGAAGGCGTCGGTGTCGCTTTTCTCCACCACGCTTTTCCGCAGCCCCGCATCCGCTTGCCGCAGCCATAAGATCTTCAGCTCGCGGTCGAACCCGTTGTTGGCCCGCAGCTTGTCCGCCAGCTCAATTGCTTTTCCTACCGTCATTGGGCAGCTCCTCTCTGTCGCGGAGCACTCCAGCTCCCGACACCATAAACTTTTTCGTCCAGTACAGCCCCACCGTCCTGCCAAGGGCTCCCCTACTAGGGGAGCTTGCAGCGCGGAGCGCTGACTGAGAGGTTATCAAAAATCCCCGGCACAGCGGTGCCGCCGGGCCGGGGTTCGATTTTGTGTGCGCTGAGAGGGCAAGGTCACTCCCCGCGTGCGATGATGGCTTCCATCCGCGCCGCGCTCTGGGCGTCCTGCTCCTCGCTGTGCTGGATCACTTCCGCCACCTCCGGCGGCACCTGTACGGTCACACCGCGCTTGATCTGGTAGTTCACGCCGTTCACGCTCACGAACAGGTCGCCCTTGTAGCGCCCGTTGTCGCTGAACAGCCGGATGCTCACCATTTCACCTTCACCGTTGTTTTCTTTCTTTGCTGCCATTTGCTGTTCTCCTATCTGCCCGTTCGGGCTCAAAACGCTCCCAATCGGGGAGCTGTCTGCAACGCAGACTGAGGGGTTCCTCTAAGCAGAGCTCCCACTTCGGGGGCACTGCAAGCAGCTCCGGCAACGCCGGACTGCGCGCTGAGAGGGCTCGTTTAGTTCGCCGATGCACTGGCCGAATAGGTCGAAACGCTCTCAATGCGGATCATGTACTGCTCCACCAGACGCTCTGCGGTCTGGGTGGCCTTCCAGCCCACGGATGCACGCTGGTTCAGCGGGTCGTCGCCGTAGCCCAGCTGCTTTACGATGTGTTCGAGGCCGCCGCCCTCGATCTCGGTGGTGCCGTAAGCGTGTGCGCCAAGGATCAGGGTAGCGAACACGGCCAGACCCGCCGGGCAGGTGGCGTCCTTCCAGATCTTCGCCTCGCTGGTCTCCACGAACCGCACGCCGTGCAGCTTGCCGATCTCGCCGTTGTAGATCTCATCCGGCTGGGCGTACTTGTGCACGTCGATCCAAGCCGGGTCGCTGCGCAGGTCGTAGGAGATGTAAGGATGGATGATGGCGATGTAGCTGCCATCAATGGGGTCGGCGTTCATGGCCTTGAGCTGGGTCGCCGCCTTCATGATGAGTTCGCTGGTCAGCTTGGCCGTCTTGTCCAGATTGGCGCGGCTCTTCACCTCGGCCTTTACGCCGTCGGCCACCTTGGGCGCGTAGATGACATTGGTGCCGCCCACAAGGATGTCGCGCACCACGCTGTCGATGGTGCGGCCCGCCTGAGAGGCAAGGATCTTGGTGGCCTGAACGATGTTGTTGTCGATGGCGGTCAGCTGCAGCGTGTCGGTGATGGGGGTCCAGCCGCCGTACTGCTTCACCTCTGCCGTCACGGTGGAGACGTTCAGGTTCTGGCCGTCGGGGGTCACGCCCTCGGTCAGAGGCGTGGTCGCCTTGGGCAGACTGTCGTACTTGCGGAACTCGATGGTCTTGCCGCCGTTGGCCGGGATGGGGTACTTATCGCCGAACTGGTCGTGCACCAGTGCCGGTTCCGCCTGATCCAGCAGCCGCTTCTCGTAGTAGGTCTTCATCTCGGCGCTCATGCCGGATGCGGTCGTGGTGTTCTGCAACTGTGCGCTGGCCTGTGCGAACATCTGCAGATCCAGCTTCATGGTCTTGTCCTTCATGTTTTTCCTCCTGAAAATATTTTGTTTCTCTAAACAGCCTTGTGCAAAAGGCTTTCCTCTAAGCGGAGCTCTACGGGTTGCGGCTCCCAGCGTCTGCTTCGCTTCGCTTGCATCCTGCTGGCCGCTGCCCCAACAGCTCCTCCCTGCTTCCGCCACTGGCGGCGGTCGTCGCCGTTGCCCCTTCGGGGGAGCTCCGCGACGCGCCGCCGTTAGGCGGACGGAGCGGTGAGAGGGCAAGCCCGCTGCCCACGGCTGAGAGGGCTACAACGTAATGATCTCCCCGCGCAGCACTCGTTTTTCCAGCGCCTCGCGGTCCTTACGGCTCATGTGTTCCACGTCGAGGTGGGTCTGCACCGCGCCGCCGGGGCGGGTGCCGTTCTCCGCCGGGCGGCTGGCCCGCTGCTGCACCCGGTTCAGCACGCCCTGCTCGGTCTGCTGGGCCGTTGCGGCAGTCTGCCGGGCCATCAGGCGGTCGAAGTAAGCGGCCCGGTAAGCCGCTTCCATCGAGCAGCCCGCCCGCATCATCTTCTCCACATCCGGGTTCGCCAGCACCTCGTCCCGGTCGAAATCCGGGTACTTGGCTTTCAGCGCGTCGGCCTCGGCGTCCCACCGGGCCTGAATCTGTGCGATCCGGGCCCGCTCGGCAGCGGCTTTCTGCATCTGCTGGGCCGCCTGTTGCTGGGCGGTCAGTCGCTTGTTCTGGGTCTCCAGCTTGTCCATCTCCCGCGCGGTCCTCACAGAGATGCCCTTCTCCATGGCGATTCTTTCGAAATACGCATCGTCCTTCACCACGCCGTTGCGGATGGCGTCCGTCAGGGCCGTAAGGTCGGTGGCGTCGGTGCCGTACTTCTCTGCGATGGCTTCCAGCAGCCCCCGCATCTCCGGGCTGGCTTCGAGGTTCTGCGCCGCGATCTGCACCGCGTTCTGCATCATCTCGTCGGCAAGGTCCTTGTACTCGCCGCTCATCATCTGCCCGAACGCCTTCCGCCGCTCCGCCGGGCTGGGCTTCTTGGCCTCCTCGCCCGCTTCGCCTTCGCCCTTGTCCGCGCCGTCCTCGCTGCCGCTGCCCTCTGTCGCGGAGCTCTCCGCCTTCGGGTCAGTACTGCTCCCGTCCGCAGCCGCCTGAGCGGGTGTCCCGCCATCGCCGCCCTCGGCAAACAGCTGCAGGTTCATCTTCCCGCTCACCATGTCCGGCAGCTGTGCCGGGTCCGGTGCCTTGCCGTCCGCGAACCTCACGTTCACCACCAGCTCCACGTTCTCCGGGTAGCTCTCCGCCAGTGCGTCCAGTCCGTCCTGCACCAGCTCCACCCATGCTTCCACCATGTTGCAGCTCTCACGAGTCGGGGTCACCTCCACCTTCATCCAGCCGTCGCCGTGGGCCACAGCGCCCAGCACCACAGTGCCTACCCGTGCAGCCTCCTCCACCTCGTTGGCAAGGGTCTGCATCAGGACGCTCACCGCTGCGCACACAATGTCCTGCCCGTACTTCCCCGCGCCTGCATGGCCTTTCGCTTTCACTTCGTAGCTGATTTTGTCGTCGTTCCCAACCGTGCGCATCACACTTGCTTCGATCATGCCTTTTCCTCCTTCAGCGCAACCTCTTCGATCACTGCCCGGATCTCCATCATTTTCAGGTACAGCCCCATGTATTTCTGCTGCTCCTGCAGCAGGTCAAGCGGGCAGCTGTGTTCCGGCGGTTCCGTGCCGGTCCTCGCTGCCGCCTCGATCCGGTTGCAAAAGTCCTTCAGTTTCTCGTACCGGATCTTCGTCTGCCGGTACTCTGCTTTAAAGCGTTCCCGGTAGTCGGTGCTGGTCATGCCCTCAATGGTCTCGTACAGTTCCATGCTCTTTCTCCTTTACTTATTCGGGTTATTCACGTTCATGGCCCGTTTCGCCGCCTGTGTGGCAAGGCTGTTGCCGCCGCTGCCCACCTGTGCCCCAAGGCCGTTGGTGGCGCTCAGCCCCTCGCTGGTCCCGCCGCCGCCTCCGCCGGATGCCCCGGCAGCCTGTGCGGCCGCTCCTGCCGCTGCGCTCATGTTGGAACCGGTCATCTGATCCAGCAGCCCGGCCATCTTCTGCACCTGCTCCATGGCCTGTTGCAGCTGCTGGTAGAGGGTGCCGTTCTGCTGCACCCGCTCCCGCACCTTCTCGATGCCCTCAAAGTCCATCATGTCCAGCGCCGCCAGTGCGGCGTCCGCGTTGGCCGGGGCGAAGAACCCCAGCTGGTAGCATTCCTTTGCCGTCTCGTTCTGGGAGAGGCGGTTGAAAGTGCTCTTCTTCGCCGCGCTCACCGTGATGTCGAACACCGGCTCGTGGGCCCCCAGCTCCACGCCGCCCACCATGCCAACCGGCTGGGGCCGCAGCGCTTGGCCGGAAAATGGCACGAACTCCGTCTGGCCCGTCGGCCCCGTGATGCGGTACACCCGCTCTTCGTCGTAGAACTGCCGCATCAGCTCGATGATGAGGTAGCATTCTTTCGCGAATGCCCGGTAGGCGCTCTTCAGCATATCGCGGGAGAGCTTCGAACCCGCCTCCTGTAAAGCCGCAATGGCCGAAGCCGCCGTCAGGCCGCTGGTGGTGCCGCCCTGCGAGACGTCCCGGTTGCCGCTGATCTCCTTCAGCTCGCTCACCCGCGCGTCCCGGTAGCTGATGCAGTTTCCCTGTAAGCCCGCCGTCTGCAAGGGGCTCAGGATGCCGTCCCGGATGCCCCCGGCCACGTGCACGATGTCCTTGGACCAGTCCGCCAGTTCCTCTTCGTTCACCCCCGCCGCGTCGCTCAACAGGAAGCGGGGCTTCGCCGCCAGCTTGATGTTCTCGTCCATGGCGTGATTCATCTCGTCGATGGCGGTCTGGGTGTCCTTCATCACGTCGATGTACCCAAAGCCCGCCGGGCTGTCTTCTTCCATGAACAACGGGTCGAACACAAAGGGGTACTGGCCGTGATCGTAGAACCCCCGGTCGGCATACTGCGGGTCGTTCTCGCTGGCGTAGAGGACGACCCCGTTGCAGAACTTGCAGTAATGAAGTAGCGGTTGCCCCTCCGGGCGAGCCTTTTTGTAGTACCAATCCACCACCACGCTCTTGTCGGCGGTGGAGATGTTTTCGTCGTGGATGTACTTGGCCACTTCCAGCGTGCTCCCGGTGTGGCCGTCCATCTGGGGCCACTTGGCCTTCAGCTGGTCGTTGTCTTCCAGACTCAGGCTGAACAGGTTCGGCGATTCCTGAATGTCCATCACCCCCGGCTCCCAGTACAACATCAGGATGTCCATGCTCTTGATGGCGATGTCTCCGATGCCGCTGCGCTTCGTCGGGTCCCAGAAGATGCCCTTCACGCCGGTGCCCTGCTTGAGCTTGCGCCACCATGTGTCGCTGTAGGCCTGTTCGTAGTCCGCCTGTTCCAGCACCACCGGCAGCACCTTCGAGAGGACCTTCGCCGTCTTCTCGTCGTCCGCCGCTCTGGGCAGCACGTTGGGTTCCGGGTAGTTGTCCATGGCGTCGGCGTGCTTGTTGGCAATGGAGTTGAACAGCCACCCGCTCGCCGGGGTAGGTTTGTCCTCCATCATCTTGTTCTTGTAATTCTTCCAGTGCCGCATCCGAAACCACAGCTCGTTGTCCACGATCCGGGTGTCCAGCGCGGCCTTGCCGCTCTTGTACTGCTGCAAAAGCTGCGCCGCCTTTGCCACCTCTTCGGTGCCGATGACTTCTTCCGCAGCAGTCATTTCTAACGTGTCTTCCAACTGTACCTCCTTCTGTGGTCAGCGTCCTTGCCAGCTCCCTACACCCTATAGAACTTCGTCCGTCTCCCATCCAGTTCCAGCGGATCGTCCCGCAGCAGCGGAGCTTCCATATGCTGCCGGGGGCTGATGGGGTTCTCCATCAGTACATACCGGCACTCGTCGTAGATGTGGTCTTCCTGCGTCGTGTCGATGTCCTCCACCCGGCTCTCGTCGTAGACCAGATTCGGGATGGTTCGGATGAAGTGCTTGCAGGTGTCGAAGACCTGAAACATCGGCTTGCCTTCTTCGTCGAAGGCCAGCCGGTAGTGGAACTGCATCTTGCCCGCCAGCCTCGTGTGGTCGCCGGGCATCCAGTGCAAAAAATTCGGGCTTTTCTCCTGCATGGCCGCAATGCTTTCGCCCCGGCTCTCGTCGAAGATGGCCGGGTCTGCCACTCCGGTAATGACCCGCCCTCGCAGCATCGGGTCGTTCTCCTCCGCCTCCCGGATCATCCGGGCCTGTTCCACCGGGTTCACCTTCGTTCCCTCGTTGGGGGTCCCGGTGCAGCCGTACAGTTCCTTGATCCGGTAGAGCCGCCCTTCCTCGTCCGCCGCGTACCACCCCACCGAGAACGGCTTCGCATAGCCGAAGTCGTACCCGCGCCAGATGCGCCAGTGGACCGGGATGCGGAACGGATGGATCACGTGGGTCCACCGCTGGTCGTCGTAGTGCTCCGGGTCGTTCCGCCATTCGGTGAACACCTGCCCCGTAAAACTGTTCCAGTCGCCGTAGAGTAGGGCCTGTTTTTCCGCCTCCGGCAGCGCGGCCAGATTGCCGAGGTAGCCGGGGTTGTTGGCCAGCAGCGCCTTGTTGTCGAATACCGTGGAGGGGATGAAGATTCGGGTGCGCCGCTGCTCGATCTCCCCGCCCTCCGGCGTCTTGACCTTCACGTACTGCACCATCCGGGTGCCGGGCGGGGCCGGGGTGATGAACCTTGCCTTCACCCAGCCGTGGCCCACGCCGCCGGGGTTGGCCGTGGCGCGGGTGTAGACCCGCGTGCCGGGGCCGTTGGGGCGGTTGCGGCTCATGAGGTAGCTGTACTCCGCCCACGTGAAATGGGTCAGTTCGTCGAATCCGATGAAATCGTACTGCTGGCCTTGGTAGTTGTACTTGTCCTTTTCGTGGTTCAGGCTGCCGAAATAGATCTTCGCCCCGCTGGGGAAGGTCCAGCAGTGGTTCGAGCCGTTGTACCGCGCTTTCGGGAAGCAGGGCTTGTAATACTGCATGGTCTTGTCGATCAGCTCCCGCAGCTGGGGGAAGGTCTTGCGCAGGATCAGCCCGCGGTAGTGGGGAATGTCCACCTGCCGCAGCGCCTCGATCACCAGTGCGTCGCTCTTCCCGCCGCCCGCAGCCCCGCCGTATAACGCTTCGTCCTCGGTGCGGGCCATAAATGCCAGCTGCCTCGGCTGCGGCTTCCAGATCACTTTCCTGCGTTCCGTCTCACTCACCTGCTTCCCAATGCGCTCCCCATCGAGGGCCCTATTCCACCTCGACCTCCGCCTCGTCCCCGGTTCCTTCGGCTCCGATGCAGATCATCGGCGGGGCCGCTTCGGTCTCGTCGGCCGCTTTGGCCGTCGGGGTCAGCGCCGCTGCCTTTTCGGCCACGTCCATCAGTACCCGCGCCACGTTGGCAGCGTTCTTGTCGTCCATGGTCAGGCCGTCGTAGTGCTCCCGCAGTGCTTCGAGCTGCCGCCGGTCGTTGTCCAAGAGCTTCCGGTCGTAGCTGCCGGGGCTGTTGTAGACCACAAGCCCCACCTCGGCGGCGTCGGCCAGAGCTTCCTGTTCGGTCTTGAGCAAGGCTCCCACCTCGGCGTCTCCTGCCCGCACGCCCTCTTCCAGCCGCTTGTCCAGCTTCGCCCGAATTTCTGCCGCCCGCTGGCTCTCCGCCACCCGGCCTTGCAGATAGGCCACCTGTTCCTTGGCCCCGATGGACGCCCGTACCGCGATTTCCCGCGCCGCCGCCTGTCTCGCCTCGGCAAAGGCGTCGCCCTTGGCTGCTTCTTCGGCCAGCCATGAGCGGATGGTGGATTCCGGCACCTTGTACCGCCGCGCCACCGCGCAGACGTTGTTCGACGCCACCATCGCCATCACCACTTCGGCCCGCAGCTTCGGCGGGTACTTCCGCCCCCGCTGGCTGCCCTGCACCGTGTTCTTGCAATACGCCCGCTTTTTCGTCATATACCCACCTTCCCTCTGTCGCGGAGCCCAACCGTTCCCGATCGGTCGAACCCCATTCACCCAGCACAGCCAAAACCGACCTGCCAAGGGCTCCCCCCTACTAGGGGAGCTGGCGGCGCTTTGCGCCGACTGAGAGGTTTTTCTTCTGTCTACCAGCCTACCACAACACGTCGCAGAAAAATACTTGAAACATTTCGGCTATAGCAGCCCCCGCCTCGCCGCTTCCACCGCTACCGTCGATAGCACTTCCAGCTCCTTGCGGTAGTAGGTGCTGCGGCTCACATACAGCGCGGGCACCACCTCGTCCTCCGTCTTGCCTTCCAGATACCGCAGCCTCAGCAGCTGGGCGCACAAGGGTTCCACGGCCTCGTAGTGCCGCAGCACCCCTTCGATCACCTCGGCCCACGCAGCACGAACAGGCCCCTCGGCATACTGCCGCAGAGCCTTCCGCGTCGCCTTTTTCTGTTCTTTCGTCACGGCACCGCCCCCCTTTAGGCGCGTGTTTCAACGCAAAATACCAGTACCGGTTCTGTCAGGTGCGAGGTTTCGCAGATGCAGATGCAGCGTGCACCCGCCGCAGGATCGCATAACATTGCGGTTCGTTCCGCTCCCAGCCGTCCGGCCGTTCGCGGCCCGGCGATTCGTGCAGCTCTCCCGGCTCCAGCACTACGCACTTCTGCAATTCCCAGCCGGGGAACCGCTGGCCCCACCAATAGGCATCATTCGCCATCTCTCCGCACGCGGTCCGCAGCTGCTTCCGGCTCCACCGGGTGTCGTTGGGAGGCTGTTCCGCCGGGCGGCGCAGGGTGCTGGTCTCCACCCAGATCCGTTCTTTGTGCCCGTACAGGTAGCCCAGCGTTCCGTTCCCGCCGTCCTTGCCCAACAGCTTGCCCATGTCCATTCTGTCAACGTTCATGGTGCCCTGCGGCTCAAACTCGTTGGTTCCGGGAATTCGCCGCCGCCACAGGTCTTCCAGCATCTCCCGCCATTCCCGGCGCTCGGCGTCTCCCATGCCCCAGCACTCAGCAAAGCCGTGCATGTGCAGCCGTCCGGCCTCGCCCTTCCGTACAGCCACCAGCATCAGGCGGATGTGCTTCTTCTCCACGCCGAACCTCTTGCACGTCGCCGCGATCACCCGCCGCCGGTAGTTCCTCACGTCCCGCAGACACTCTTCCATGTCCTCCGGCAGGTAGGGGTCATCGTAGGTTCCGGTCAGGAAGAATCCCCGCTTGTCGAAATTCGCCAGCGCCACCCGCTGCCGGTTCCGCAGGGAAGCCATTTTGTTCTTGGCTTTCTGCCCCTCGGTGGACTCCTTGCTCTTCTTCCGCCGGGTGCTGTGCTCGGTCGGCGTGATGGAGTAGACGCCCACAGCCATGTACTCATCCCCGCAGAGTATCTTTTTCTCGCGGATGTAGTTGCATCTCATCCCGCTGCCCTCCTGCTGGCCCTTCACTTCCGGTGTTCTTTCTCTTCTGACGGTCCCCACCGTCACAGAAATAACGGGTATACAAGCTCCCCAAAGGGGCCTTGCACCCCTTCTTTTTTATAAGGTGTCAGTTTATGAAAAGTAACGGATACGGTGGACCCTTTCCTGTCCATCGTATCCGTTGCCCTTCATTGAAACACAGCTCACCCCTTTGGGGGAGCTCCGCGACACGCCGACGTCAGTCGGATGGAGCGGTGAGAGGGCAAGCCCGTTAAGGTCTCCCCGGTTTGCCCTTTGCCGCCCAGCCGCCATAGCTCAGCTCCGGCTTTCCCTGCTTCCGGGCCTTGCGGCAGACTGAGGGGTTCCTCTAAGCAGAGCTCCCACTTCGGGGGAGCTGCAAGCAGCTCCGGCTGTGCCGGACTGCGCGCTGAGAGGGCCGACCTCCACCCTCTCCATCCGCCAGCGCCGGGGCTTGTCGGTCTTCCGGTTGCTCAGGTAGCAGGTGGAAACGCTCCCGGCGTCCTTGAAAATGCCCTTCCCGGCCAGCTGCGCCGCCGTCCCCTTTGCCACATACTCCCCCGTCTTCGCGTCGTAGACGGTGTAAATGTACTTGCTCGCGCCCATCTCAACCCCTCCTCCGGTAGGCCCCGGTGTCCATCTGTGCCTTCGCCGCCTCGATCTTCCGGCGCACCTCGTCGCCGGAAAGCGGCAGCGCCGCCGGGTGATCCGATCCAGCCGCACACGCCCCAGCCCCCACAGCTCGTGTAGGGCGATCTGCCCGCACCAGCACGTCAGTTGCACCACACTATCCTGCGTCAGGTCGATCTCTGTCGCAAGGTTCATTTTCTTTTTCATCCGACATTCTCCGTTCTACAAATTTTTCGCAGCTTCGGTTCCGTCCGGCACAGACCAGACATCCCGGCTGCGTGATCTCGAACACATGGGCACACTGAGTCCCATCCATTCCGTGTCACCCTTGCAATTCCTTAACGCGCTTGTAAAAATATGCGTTCAATTTAAGCCATTCTTCCATCGGTACGTTTTCCCGATCCAGCGCTGCCGCGCTCAGCACCTTGTAAGCGCGGCTGTTCTTGATGTCCCGCTCGTGCCAGTCCATCGCTTTCAGTTCTTCATCGAGCTTTGCTTTGTATTGTTCCAGCGTCATTTTCCAAGTTCCTCCACGTGGTAGGCCCGAAATTCGTTAAACTCCGTGTAGTACTGCCGGGCCGTGTGCAGGGCCCTTTCCTTGGCTTCCTTCGCACTGTCCGTCTGCACCACATACGCGATGCACTCCACCATCTTCGCGCTCCGGCACTCAATGTGTACCCGGTACTTCATGCTGCTCTGCCTCCTCTTCCTCCGGGTACAGTGCAAATACCTGCCCTTGGATTCGGCCCAGCATCTTCAGCACCCCGTCCAGCACTGCCTTTTTGATGTCCGGCTCCATCCGTTCCAGCATAGGGACCATGCGCTCCCACTCGCTTTCCATCCGGTCTTTGGATTGAAACACCCACGCCGCGTCGTTTTCCTGCATCCTTTCCAGCTTTTGCCGCAGCTCCCCGGTCATGTCGGCGGCAATGGCATAGGCTTGCTGGTGGGCACGCTTGTCCATTTCTTCTTCGTCCACCACGGCGGCGATGGGCTGCTTTTTCAGGGCTTCCTCAGCGGTCTTGGCGCGCTGCTCGGCCTTGCTCTGCATCCTCCATGCTTCCTCTTCACGCGCCTCGGCGGCATCCACCTGTGCTTTCAACTGGGCATTTTTCTCGGTCAGACCGTTGATGTCTGCAAGAGCGGATTCATAGCGGTTTTCTGCTTCCTCCCGCTTTTGTGCGTCCTTAGATGTCTGGGCTTCGGCGCTTTTCACCAGCTCCTTGAAATAGGAGTTTTCTTTGTGGGCATTTTGAGCAGACTTTTCGGCAGCATCGGCGCGGGCTTTCTCGGCGGCAATGGCTTCGTCCCTTTCCCTGATTTGGGCCAAAAGTTCCTGATACTCCTTATGCGTCGTGATATCCCCCGAAAGTACCTGATCGACCGCCTCCGGCTCCGCGCTGGTGGCGCAGATGGCTTGCAGCTGACTCTTTCCGATCTGGCCGTCCTGCACAAGTTCGGCCAATTTGGCCGAACCCATCACGTTGCTCCCAACCTCCA